AAGGCAAGACGCAAAAAAATCAACAGAACAAGATCTGTATCCTACAGATACTGACGATACAAAAAATCGAGTCAGATCCGTCATAGACAATTTGACTGGAAAAGAAGATCCTGATGATATTATGTTAGAACTTTTAGAGGTTTTACAAGAAAGTGGATCTCAACCAAAGACGGGAAGATTTTATATTTTTGTATACAATCCAAAAACACCTAATATAAGGTATGATCAAAATCCTCTCGTAGGTGTCACTGATTTATTTCAATGGGGATTTAGAGGAATCAATTTTCATTGGGGTCAACCACGTCAATATACTTGGACTGAAGTCGCTGGATCTCTCTATGAGGTGACTCGTTCGGAACTAAAAGATTTGCAGGGTATAAATTTTGCAAATTTTAGAATAAATAATTAAAAAAATAAATGGCAAGGCTAAAAGGATATACAGTATTACGCTATCCTAGAGAGCGATTAGAAGAAGCTGATGACTATTTAAAAATTGATGTTGTTAATTATAAACCACCTGGTTTTGGTGCCAGAGGTAGCGAACAGTTTCGTCTAAAATCATCAGATGATCCAAATTCAGATTTAACAGAAAGTATTAAAACACCTGTTGCATCAGTTTATTTGCCAATACCTCGTCAAATCCAAGACGGAAGAAGCGTAGAGTGGGGTGAAGATAAAATGAATTCACTCGCTGCCGCAGCTGCAGGTGGATTGGGCGCATCAATAATGAGTCGTAATCCAGTTATGGATGCACTTGATAAAGTTCTTAAAGGTGGACAAAGTTTAATGAATGCGGCAAATGATAAGAATACTCAAGATGCCATTGCAAAAGGATTTGCAGCAAGTGCAGTAAATGCTTTAATTGGACAAGAAAACATCGATCCATTTGCAGCAGTCAATCGTCAAACTGGTTCTGTATTGAACCAAAACCAAGAACTTCTCTTTCGTGGAGTCACTTTGAGAAGTCATTCTTTCAGTTGGGTTTTAACACCAAGATCAAAGGCAGAAGCAGATGAAATAAAAGCAATTATTATGCTTTTTAAATCATCAATGTCTGCTAAAAAAACAGGTGCTGTTGCTGACTCTGGAAAGGGTATTTTTATTCAAGCCCCTGATGTTTATAATCTAACTTATTATAGTGGAAAAAATCCTCATCCATTCCTAAATCAATTTAAAGTTTGTGCTCTAACTTCTTTAAGTGCTGATTATACTGCAACAGGAGCATATGCAACTTATGCTGATGGAACACCGATTCAGATATCATTAGGTTTAACATTCCAAGAACTGACACCAATTTATGCAGAAGATTATCAAACGACCAGAGGACAAACTGGAGTAGGTTACTGATATGTCTTACTTTAGAGAACTACCCGATTTAGAATATCAATCACCACTAACAGATAGGGTTTCATCAACTCAGTATGTTCGTGTCAAAAATATTTTTAGAAGGCTTAAAATTCGTGATGATTTAAAAGATGTTTTTGTTCTTTTTAACAAATATACTATTCCAGAAGGAGCAAGACCTGATACTGTTGCAGAAGAATTATATGATAAATCAGATCTCGATTGGGTAGTATTAACAGTTGCTGGAATTACTAATGTAAGGGACCAGTGGCCATTGAGTAGTAGAGATCTTTATAGATTTGCAGAAGAAAAATATGGTGATGACTTAAATGCTGTAAGATTTTATGAAACGACAGAAGTCAAAGACTCAAGAAATCGTTTAATCTTACCTGCTGGAAAAGTTGTAGATGGATCATTTACAATTCTCAATCCAGACAATCAAACCGAAACACTATATCCCGTTATTGGAATTTCTAATTACGAATATGAAACTCGGTTAAATGAGTCAAAAAGAAATATTGATATTCTAAAGAGAGTTTATCTACAACAGTTCCTAACTGATGCTCGTGATATTGCGTATTATACAGAGTCTTCTCAGTATGTTGATCGCACACTGATCAGAACAGAAAACACAAGAAATAAAATGGTATAAAAAAGGGGGGCAGTTGCCCCCCACTCTATCACTCTTCAGCGAGTCGCTGGAAGTAACTCAGAGTATCATCATCTTCATCTTCATCCACTGCAGCAGCACGACGGGTGGGTTGCAGATTGTTGAGTTCAGTACGAAGATCATCATCGAGATCCTTCACAGGACCACGAGAATAGGTCTCTTCTTCTGCAACTTCTTCGTCCACACGACGAGAACCTTTAGAACCCAGCACATAGTCAAGACGCTTCTTCAGTTCATCATAGGTTTTAAACTGATCGGCAGCAACGAGTTCAGAAAGCGAATATTGCTTCTTCCAGATTGCTTCCATTGCATCATCATCGTCCAGCAGAGGACCAGCAGCAGCAAACTCACTGGAATCATAGTTACGATAACCAGCAACATTCTTTGCCTTCAGTTTGAAGTTAGCACCTTGCCAGAAGTCAAACGGATCGATTGCTTCTTCATCTTCAAACTCAGGTTGCATTGCAGCAGTCAGTTTGTCAAAGATCTTCTTACCAAACTTGTACAGGAAGACCTTACCTTCGTTGGCAGGATTAGCAGGATCCTTAACAACGTAGATGTTAGAAATATAAGTCAGTTTACGCTTCTGCTTACGTGCCAGTTCCTTACCAGCATCAGTGCCGTTGTTCCACAGTTCGGAGTTCAGTTCCGACACAGGATCCTTCTGACCCAGAGTAGTCAGGGAGTTCTCAATATACCAACCACCAGAACCTTGGAATGCGTGACTGTAGAGTTTCACGAACGGAAGGTCCTCACCGTTCGGAGCAGGGAGGAAACGGATTACGGCATAACCATTGCCGCTCTTATCTACATCCAGTTTCCACAGACGGTCATCACTAGAACCGCTGCTTGTATTCATTTTTTCAACTTCTTTAACCAGTTTGGCAGTAAGATTGCCAAGTTTAGATTGCTTCTTAAGGTCAGCAAAAGACATTTGGATTACCTCGGATTAATTGGATTCGGGGGATTACTTGGATATTATAGCAGGGATGACCTCAACGGTCAACGTACTGCTTTAAGGATTCGATTGTTTTGTCCATACTCTTAAACAAAATACCCATATCAGTCTCTGGTGGGAATCCCATCAGGGCAACTGACTTACGAAGATTCTCTTTCATCTCAACCGCTTGTGGATCGTCAGAAAGAGACAGACGTGTATACATTACACGTTGCTTTTCAAGAAGTATTTGTAATTTTTCAATGTGCTCCAATTTATCTTCACGGTCCATTTTACCAAAGGTGAGAATACTTCCGTAAATCTCCTCTTGTAACTTATTGATTTCTTTCAGTTCTTCCTGAATAATATCAGAGTCGAAAAAGTTACTCATTTATAATTTCCCGTAAAATTTTTTTAAACTGGAATACGTCAATATTTAGAAACGGATTATACTTCTTAATTTTTAAACTGACGGTTTCCCACACTGGGTCCAAAAGTTTCTTGTCAAACTTCTTCCCGAACAGGAAAATTTTATCATAAATGCATAGTGTTTCAATACAAATCTTCCCGCTCAGGAAACTTTTGAGAACGGGTGGATGACCTTTGGAACAAGTCAAAACATCTTCTAATTTTATCTGAGAGAACAATTCGTTGCTTTGTTCTTTGAACAAGTAAGTTAAACTCTGCTGTCTCCGCATCCAATCTGCGTATGTTCTTTCTCCAGAATTGATAATTTCTCCAATCCATAGGTTTTGTGGGTTGTCTGTGGATACAAAGTTTGCAAGTAAAAAATCTACAATTTCTTTATCAGAATACTTACGACTGGTCTTCTCAAACCAGTATTTGTCCTTTCGTTTATTAAATGAAGTGACTGTTGCTCTGGATTTACCTCCATACTTAAAAAAGTCATATTTACTGTTAGTAAAATGACTTTTCATAGAAAGATAAGTTTGATATGTCTCAAAAGGACTCATAACGGAAGTTTTGCTTTAGATGTTTTTTTCATAAAGTTAAGACGAATAGCGTCCCACTTTAATCGTTCTTTTAAGGGTTTTGAAATAAGTTTAGTAACTGATTCTACCTCAAGACTGTTGATTTCACAATAGTGAACAATTGCATCGATGTAATTAAAATTTTCTTCTGATACGATTTTTTCAATCTCAAGAGAAAATTTTGATGGGGTTAAAAACTTATTCTCAATCGCCTCTTCTAGTTCTCTATTCGGTTCCATAGGCGTTAAGTTTATCTCTAACAAATTCTCTAATATATTTGCTGAGGAGTTTGATGTATTTTGATTTGTCATATTCTTCATAGACGACGCATTCTCCATTTTCACAAGCCATAATGATTACAAGTTTTTTGACTGAAATACCAGTCAGTTCGTAGAGCATACATCCGTATGCCATACATTGAACAAAATAATGTTCGATCCACTCACGTGGTTTTGGTTTTTTAGAAGTCTTAAAGTCGATTATTGATAACTCGCCGTTATATTCAGCAATACAATCAACTGTCCCAGCAATGCCCAGTTGCTTACTATATAGGGACCCTTCGAGGGCGTAAATATTATTTATACGATTGAGTTCCGTTTTAGCAATCTTAAAAAGAAAATCCGCCATCGGCGCAACAGGCGGCAAGTCTTTATTGTCAAGATAATTTTCCACAAGAGAATGCATGTCCGTGCCGCGAGAAGTCGCCGCCTTAGTAATCCTCTGCGCCTCATCCTCACCAACCTTTTTGCGCCAGTTAATGAAGATTTCACGATTAATATGACTCGTAACAGAAGTGATTGAAACTAGTTTAAGAAGTTCTTCATCGTCTGGAACTTTATAATATCGAACACCATCAATAGTCTCCCTCTCAAGTTGAGGGAGATCCAACTCAATATGTTTAAACATTAAAAACCTGATTCCATTTTTGCAATAATGTATTCTTTGACAAATCCAGAACGAACAATGTCTTCGACCCCAAATTCGATGATGTCAATAGATGGCATTGCTCTTAGAATTTTCATAAAATCTATGATGCCATTCTTTTCATTTGTTTTTTGTAAATCTGATTGGGTTGCATCTCCACAAAAACAAATTTTAGTATTTTCACCAACACGTGTAATTATACTATCTAATTCATGAAAATTCAAGTTCTGAAATTCATCCACGATAACAATTGAGTTATCAAGCGTAGTTCCACGAAGGAAAGAAGTGCTCCAGAATTTAATCGTTTCTTGTGCCTTGAGATTTCCGTAGAGCATCTCAAAGTCAGCATCAGAAGGCATCTGGAACATATACTTCACCATATTCTTGTAAGGAATCTGGTAAATGTCTGCCTTATCATCATGACTTCCAGGAAGAAATCCAATCTCTCTAGTTGCAACTAGAGAACGAACAATATAAACTTTTTCATATGGAGTTCTTTCATCAAGAACATCACATAATGCATTATAAAGTGTGATGAATGTTTTACCAGTTCCTGCACACCCATAAGCTACTAGATGTTTTCCATTTTCATAAGAATCAAACAGTCGTTTTTGATTGTCTGTTAAAGGTTCGATATCAACGAGAAAGTCATTATTAATTGGTTTTTTTCTTCTCAACTGCTTAGCAGTCATACCAATACCAATTGGTGAATCGTTCTTTCTTTTTCTAGTTGCCATTAGATTTTCTTTACAGTAGAACCAGGTGCTTTAGAAGCTTTATGTAACACATCATTCCATCCAGGATTACGGCTGATGAGTTTATCTTTCCACTCACCAACCTCTCCTGGAGTTGCACAACCCTCAGACCAATCCCTTTTCCATTCAGGATTGTCTTTATACCATTGAGTAATATCATGAACACTCATTTCTACTACTCTTTTCTCTCCTGTATCAACATGAATAATGGGATAGATTGCCATAAAGTTATCAAATCAAGATATTTTATTTAGACCCACTCAAGGGCTTCTGAAACTGAAGGAAATTGTTCGGTAAATACCTGCTTACAAGCATTCGCAATATCCATATGCTCTTTTTGAGTTCCGTGAGCAGAACGGAGATTGATATAATGTATCCACGACCTGCAAGAGCCAGTCATATAAATCCGTGTGGGAGTTGCCAGAGGCAATACAAACCTAGCACACTCTTTTGCAATTCCATCATCAAGCATCTTTTGATAGAGATCCATTGCATGTTTAAAGTGATCCTGCATCAAAATCTGATACTTCTGAATGATATAAGGATCAACGTCATCGATAGAATTCTGACGATTCTTTGTATCTTGCCTGCGAAGATCTGGCAGAGGAATATCGCCTAAAAGAGAACTATCGGCATATCGTTGTGAAAACTCTTGAAATGTGAAGGACCTATGGCGAAGCACTTGAGCGGCGATACCACGAGTTGTCTCAATCTCAAGAGTCATAGAAGACTGCTCAAACACAGACCAATGATTATGCTTAATGCAATAAGCAAGCAACTTGGCATAGTTTTGGTTGTCTTGATTCGCAGGATTAGAAACTCGCGCAATATACGCCATTGTTTGTTCTGCATCGGGAGTTACCGAAATAAGTTTAACTGTCATTTCTTTCCAAATCCTTTTGATGTATATGATTCAATTTCTCTCAACTGTTCTTTTAACTCACGAAGTTGAGACTTTAGTTCTTTAATTTCTTCACCAGAATACAGGTGATCTTGCTTGATTAGTCTCTCAAGCAATTTAATTAGTTCTTTTCCTCTAGACATTATCAATCAGCGTATCCATCGTCATCATCATACAATTCATCATAATCTGCGATGGGGGGAATATTTTTCTTAGGGGGAGTGTAAGCAGAAACATCAGAGTATATTTCTGCTTTAAGAGAGTCTACAAGTAATTCTAAGTTTCTTACAATCAGTTTCAGTTTATCCTTGTCCATTGGATTCATTGTAAAAATCAGTTAACCACTCTTTCATTATTTCTTTCATACCCTCAACTTCATTCGAGGGGAAATACATTTCTCTACCCTCAATTAAGAACTGAGAGAGTTTTAGTTTGATCCCCTCAAAAAATATGTCTGCATACTTATCTAAAAGTTCTGGAGTCATTTTTTCCTCTATTAAGTAGTCTAATTCTACACAAAAAAAGAAGGGGAGTCAACCCCTTCTTTATTTAATCAAGCAACTTGTGGTTGCTTTGCCATATTCAGTTGTGCGTTATGAAGAAGTTGTTCCTTCTTTGCTTTTCTTTTTAGATAACGAACGAAGTAAGTATTCATTTTTGCCCCTCCTTTACAAACTTAACACCACGATAGGTTTCATTGTATTGTTGGGGTTGTTGTTGTGCCTGCTGTTGCTGGCGACGAATTACGGTATCATATTCGACACCGCGATATACGACTTTAGACATTAGGTTTTCTCCTTAATTTTGAGGCTAAAGAGCGTTCCTTCAGTCGGCTTTTGCGTCTATGGGGCAATTCTTTGGAGAAATCTGTTTGATTTCCCAAATTAAGTCATTCTTTGCTTGTTTGGGAATGTCCTGTTTATGAACTCTCCCAGCAATCAACTGTGCTTGTAGGCAAGTGAGGATGAGTGTTTCCATAGATGAACGATCCGTTCCGAGTCGGCTTACTTCCGTCCCATAGGGATGAACGTTAGGGAATTATTATACCCTATTTAAATTATATATGCAAGTAATTTTGTAATGTTTGATACAAAAATTAACCAGCGGGCTTCATTTTAACACCAAGTTTTTGTTGGCGCTTAACATCAGATTGTCTTGCTTTCGCAAGTGCTTTCTGTTTTTGTGCTTCATCTTGCTTCTTATAAGCACCTGCAAATAATGATCTACCAATTCTCTCAAATGGATTGGAAGAAGTTCTGGCAAGAGTGCTTGGATCTGCTGCTCTCTTATAAACTGCCTTGCCACCCTTAAATGCAAGGTGTCCTACTGCTTCTTTTCCTTTAGCGTCTCTTACAACAGAAGTCTTATCTAGTTGTACCGTTTTTCTTTGCTTACCAACACCAGTGGACATAAAGGCAGTTCCACCCTTACCTTTACTAAAGGTAGTCTTACCACCAATACCTGACAATCCACCCCCTGCTTGCGATTTACGCTGCCTTTGCGCCATCGCTGCCTTCTCCTTACCAGTTGCACCTGCAACGACCTCAGATGCCTTTCCAGCGAGTCCTGAACCTGCCATGTATCCACCAATGCCACCAACGACACCACCAACTGCAGTGCCTACAGGACCACCCAGTGCGGTGCCAATAGCAGCACCACCTGCAGCACCAGCCTTCATACCTGCTAGGCCACCTGCTGCTTTAGTTGCACCCATTGCAAGAGAGGATCCAGTCTTACGCCCTCTTTGTTTTTGTGCCGCTGCCTCCAATCCAGTATCAAGAGCTACTTGTACTGGAGTTGCTGCTTTACCAATAAATCCCTTTATCTTTCCAAATCTTCCAGCGTCTTTTAATGCTGCAGATCCAAGTTCAGCAGCAGTTTTAACATTCTGTGCTCCTTTAAGAGATTTTGTTACATTAGCAGCTGCTGATGGTTTAGCAGTTGTACCTCTGACAGTCGATCCAGGAACTTTAGTTCTTCTTGCCTTTAATTTTGCCTTCTGAGCAGGAGTTAAATCTTTTCTAGCGTCAATTTCATCAACACTCATCCCACCCCCAGAAGCGGGAGTACCAGATGCGTCAGACCATTTATCTGCTTCTGTGATAAACTCTCTAAAGGACTTCATTATTCTTTGACACTTTTTTAGATATTTATAAAAAACCCCACAGACAAAAAAATACCTGGAAAAATTTTTCCAGGTATTTTGAAATCACTTCCGCTTTTTGGTTTTGGGTGCTTGATAACCCCAAGTCTTAGGGTTATATCTTCCATATCCAAAACCAATACTCTTTAAGTTTTCACGAAACTTATCCCAGTACATATCAAATAAGCGAATTTTTGTACCCCTCGTAAGATCAAAACATAACTCATTATCTACAAAGTACTTTACAATATAAGCATCGCTTGGTGCTTCTTTAGTACACACTTCAGCATACGAACCATTTTCAACTAAAATATCACAACCGTAGCGTGACTTACAATTTTCTTTTTCCGCTGATGTCCAATGGTCCATATGCTTTTCGTTAGGAGTCGTTTCAGATACCTCAGTAATATTTGCTTCCATTATATACACTCCAAGTATAGTTGTTCAGGAACGATTACCCCATTTGATATCAGGATAAGCTTCTGCAACAATTTCTTTCGTAAGTTTATACTTAGATTGCAAGTTCTTATCTTTCACCAAAATAAGAATTTGTGCTTCGAGTGGATGTAGACCATTGAGGATATTGATAAACATCGTTTCTCTACGAAGAGAACTTAGACTATCATTACCACCTCTCACAAAGTTATAAAACTTTTGGTATTCTTTTCTAATTGTAGATTTTCCTTGATCGGATGCGCCAAGAGAATTAGATCCCAATTCCCCCATTTTATAAACTGCATCCTCAATTCTACTACTCAAAGTTCCACTGCTGGTGTTTTGTTCATCCAAACCACCATAAGGAACTTCACCTGGAGGGAGCACAGAAATAATGCTCTCATCAAAGTTCCAGATTAAAACTGATACCAATGAGGGATCTCTATACTTTTGTAGTGCTTCTACTTTGCGGGCATTAGTCCTTTGCTTATCAACAATCTGTAAAACCTCAAAAGCAAAAGGATTTGCTGGAAGTTGAGGAATTGGTGCAGGAGTTGTTGCTTTCTTAGTTGTCTTTGGAGTAGTTGTTTTACTCGTCGTCTTCGGTTTCGTCGTAGTCATAATCGGTATTTTCAAATCTAAATGCAATCACTTCATCTGGGATCAAGTTTCCTTGAGAATCGAACATTTCGGGATGAGGTCTAGGAATTTCTCGATAGTTCATCATATACTCTCGCGCAACCCATCCAGTTACAAGCCCCACTAGAAGAAACAAAATAGTCAGAAAGGATCCAAAAACTAAACTTACTGCTAACATTTTTCTGCCCTCCTTAGGGTTCTTATTTTTTAATTCCCAAAGATACTTCGAAATAAAAGTGAATTTCTCTTCGGAAAAAATTAAATATTCTTCCAAACTTTATTGCGCGAGTTGTGAATTTCCTTGCTTTGCCTCCAGATAAAATGTAGTCTACACCTCTGTTCGAGATATTGTTATTTATGGGTGCATCAGACAACTTTGTGTTCTTTAAGGAATTTGATCGTCTCAACAGATCCTCCTAGTTTTTTATCGTCACAAATTACTTGTGGAAAAGTAGATCCTTTACCAAACTCAGAATAAAACTCGTCTTTAGTAAAGTGCTCTCCCAAAGTATACACTACAAAGTTACTTCCTGTCAACTCCAACACTTGTTTAACCTTGTAGCAATATGGGCAATCCTCTTTTGAATATACAGTAAAGTTCATAGTTTTTATAAAGTATACTAGATTTTTAATATAATGTCAAACTAGTAGTTCCAACTCCAGAAACAGTAAAAGTTAATTGATTACCAACAGTTTGAATTGAAACCCCAGATAAAGAACCAGCAGTAGAAGCATATGATACGGTACTAATTCCCACTGGTGTTGAGAAAGAAGAAAATACAATGTTAGGGGTAGATGATCTTACTACAATACTTTGATTTGCAGAGAGAACAACATTAGAAATAGTAAAAGATTCATTTTCTTCTATTGATTTACCAAAAATTAAATAATCATTTGAGGTAAAGCTCTCAATTCCTGATGAAGAAATTCCAATTGAAAAAGCAGAAGATCTAAAACTTTTATTATTGACACTTATAGTTATATTAGCATCTTCTTCTGCGGTTAGCAACAATAAATTAGTATTGACAGGATTAGTTGTCAAATTAGTCTTTAATGAATTTTCTTTACCAAAAGTTGGTGCTGCTCCAATATAATCAAAAACAGAAAAAGCAATAAAAGATATATCTGATTTTGAAGCTCTACAGTAAAGAGTATTTCCCGAACTAATTCCTATATTTGGTAGTGACACATACTCTCTTGGTTTGAGAGTCTGACCCAAAACAATATAATCAGAATCTGTTATTCCACTCAATCCTGAACTACTTAAACCTACTGTAAACTTTGCACTCTCAATTCCTTGATTAGTGACATGAACAGTTATATTTGAGGAATTATGAGACGAAGTATACAACTCCAGGTTCGTATTAATTCCTGTAACTACAGTCTTGAGAGAATTAAGTCTGCCTAATGCCACGTATCTACACAGATCTTTTTTAATATTTATGTGATAGAATACATAGTATAGCATAGGGGTGGTTATGATCCTTC